CTATAGAAGAATACAAAGCTGATTTTGCTAAAGCAACAGGGATTGATGTATCAGGCGAGCCTGACAATAAATTAGCCTTAATGTCTCTAGGTTTATCTTTAATGCAAAACAAAGCTGGTAAAGATTTTAACTTATCTAACATCATAGGTTCTGCGGGAGAAGCAGGACAAGCCGCAATGCCATTATTTCAAAAAGCTAAAGACGATGCTAGAGCTGGTCAAGTTGCTGCTGGTAAATTTGCTCTACAAGAGCGTAAAGCAGACGATATAACTAAATCAGCTTTCTTAAAAGAAAAAAGAGCAGCACTTAATGCTTTATCAAAAGAAACAAGAACTGAGCAGAGCAAATACATAGTACAAGCCATGAAAGATAAAAATGATATTGATGTTGCTATGATAAATGCTAGAGCAAAAGCTCTAAAAGATGGTAAACTTAATTTAAAGAAAAGCATTAGTCAGCAAGTTCAAGGATTAAAAGGTGTAGAAATTCAATTTGGATTTGACCAAGATGGAAATGAAAAAATATTAAACCCAACATCTTCAGCTAGAGGTTTAGCAGATGGCTATGGTAATTTATTGCAAGCAAATGATTCTATAAATTATTTATTAAATGTGAATACAGAAATAGCTCAATCTGGATCACCAGCAGCTTACCTTTTGACAGAAAGAGCAAAAGGTTTATTAACTACGTTAGGTGTAAGAGGTGAAGATTTATTTAAAGATCAAACATACGAAGATGCTAATGGAAACAAAATTGTTATGAAAGGTATTTCTCAAGAAGCTGGAGCAAAAGCTGTTCAAGATAGATTACTTGCTCAATTCAAACGGTTTTTAAGTCAAGAAACAGGAAACGGTATTTCTAATATAGACTTTAAAAATTTAGAAAAGCAAGTTGGAAGAATTGATTTAGCAACTAATCCAAACGAAAGAATAATGAGATTAAATGAGTTGAAAAAAATGTTTGCTGTTCCTATGAACAGAGTCAAATCATTATTTGACCAATTAAACGACAGAAGATTTCATACTAATGATGACAATTATACAAGAACTCAAGAAATACTGTTAGATGTTTTAAAAAGATCAACTCCAAAACAATATCAAAATAGGATTACAAAAGGAAAATCTGGCGGAATTAAAATTATAGATATATCGGGGAATTAAATGGGCGTTATTAAAATGAACATTGGCGATGAGGAAGTTGGGTTTAAGATTAAAGGCGATGAACCAACATTTTCAGAGCAATTAAAAATTACCGAATATTTAAGAAATCAAGGACAAGGAATAGAGTCCACTCCTGAAAAAGATGTAATTAACGAACAATTGTTTGATAATAGCACTGGAATTAAGAGTGCTTCTTTGCGAGCTGCTTTATCAGCCGCTGAGAATAATGCTGAAGAAGATGCTATCTTAGCTAAATTTGATATAGGAGAAGGTGAATTTCTTCGTGATAAACGAGGTAGATTAGCCCTTACACCTGAAGGTGCGTCTAAGTTTGGTCAAGAAACAGATAAAAATATACTTATAGATGAAGATGGTTTCAGTCGTTATGACTTAGCTGATCTTGCTGGAATAGCACCAGAGCTTATCGGTGGTATAGGAGGAGCTATTGCAGGACAAATAGCCATACCTATTCCTATTCTTGGAGCAGCCATCGGTGCTGGATTAGGTGCTGGAACAGGTCAAGGTGTTGAAGAAATTATTGAAGCTGGAGCTGGTGTATCTAGGCAATCGGCTGGCGAGATAGCTAAAGACATAGGTACAGAAGCGGCTATAGGTTTTGTGGGCGATGGATTGTTCGGTCTTCTTGGTAAAGCGTTTGGTATTGGTAAGAAATCATTGACGGCTGGTAAAGAATTAACAGCAGAAGAACTTGAGATTGCTGGTAAATCAATTGAAATGGATATTTTACCTAGTCTATCAGCGATTAGAGCGCCATCAGTTATAGCTAGAACGCAAGCTATTGGAGAAAAAATATTTAAAACTTCTGATCGTTTAAAGAAAAACAATGACGTTATGGCTCAAAAAATAGCTGATTTTAAATTACAAGCTGGATCAAATACTGCTGACGAAGCGGGTGATGCTTTGCTTCAAGGTTTAAAAGAAAATAACAAAGCACTCATTAAAGCAGAAGAAGAAGCAAGAAAAGCTGTGTTAAAACAATTTGAGGATACAGCAAATACTTTTGGTGCAGCGGCAAATAGAAATGCGTATATTGATGATGAGGTGTTTGAATTATTAGCAAAAGCACAAGATAATTTTGGTCAGCTAATGTCACAAAATTTTAAAGCTGTTGATAATCTTATGGGTTCTGTTACAGGATCAAAAGCCTTTATACCTATAAAAGAATTTGATGCAAAAGTTAATGCCTTACTTAAAGATTACGCTGGTGCTACAGATAGATCAGGGATGGACATCATAAGAGCTTTAGAAGGTATGCAAAAAGTTGGAGGTAAAACCTTTAACAAAAAAGCATCTTTTAATCAATTATATATTTTAAGAAAATCATTAAATGATAACGCTATGGCTGGGGAATCCACTGTAAGTAATGTTTTAAAACCACTTGTAGCTGATATAGATAGAATATTAAAAAGCACTGATTTAGAAGCAGCAGCTCAAGGTGCTAAAATGACAAGTGATGAATTAACATTGCTAACTAAAGCACAAGGCAGTTTAGACAAAGCAAGAGCTGATTTTGCAACAGGAAAGCAACTTCTTGAAGATTTAAGTGGGAATAGAATTCTAAAAGATTTAGATGATTATGTAAGAAACAATGTCGAGCCTGTAGACCCTAAAATATATAAAGACTTAGTTAAACCAAATAGCCCTACATTTTTAGAAAGAGCTTTTACAGTTTTAGATGAGTTTGGTCAGCCTGGTTCTTCCCAGTTATTACGAGATGAATTAGCGAACAATTTTGTTAAAGATGCCTTATCTAAGTCGGGGATTGATTCATTCAGCACAGTTCCATTTAGCGGTAAAGCCTTTGCTGATGCTATAGATGGTCTTGGTACAACTGGTAAAGTTTTGTTTGGCGGAGAAACACAATACAATTCAATAAAATCATTAGCCAATCAAGTTAGAATAACATCATTAGGCAAAATAGATGATAATATTATTGATAATGTAATAAATCAAGGTGGTAGTCAGGATTTAAAAGGGTTGTTACAAAGCGTTAAAAACGCTCAAGTTAATGTGCATAATCTACAAGCCAGTAGTGTTAGAAATAAACTGGCTAATGGTAATTTAAATGCAACAGAGGCTGGTGAGTTAATAGCGAACAATTCTACAAAAGCCACAGATATAAAAGATATAAAAACTTATTTTGAAACTCAAGGAGATGATGAGTCTATTAAAAAGATGCAAGGTTATTTTATGAATAGTTTAATTGATGACTTTGGTGAAACCGTTATGACAGACAGTAAAAAGTTAAATAAATTTGCTGATCGTATGCTAGAAGCCTCAAAAGGAGATAAGTTAAATGTTCTTTACGGACCTGATATGGGAAAAGAAATGACTGAATTTGCTAAGATTTTAAAATTCAATGCAAGAACAGCCGAAGGTGGAGATCTTATTGCTGCTAACATAGCCGCTAGTCCGTTACAAAATCTTGGTAAGTTAGCTAAGTTTACTCTTTTAGGAAGATACTTAACGTCAGCTCCTTACTATAAACAGATTGTAAAACAATATAAAGATGGCGTAAGAACAGTAAAGACTGATGCAGAAAGAGCTAGAACTCTTGGTCAGGCTATAAGAAACGCTTTCTCTCAAGGTCCAGGTCAGTTTATGCAAGAAGGACTAAATGAAGGATCAGACCAAATAGAAGCTCTAGCAAATAACTACGGAGTTACTTCAGCTTTAAAAAATACAGCTAACCAAGTCCGAACAAATGTTCGACCTTCTGCTTCAGCAGGTACTGGAATAAATGTTGCTCCACCAGTTGCTAATTCAGGATTAGGCTCTATTAATGTTAATTCACCAGGCACAGGGGCTTTATTAGGTCTTAGTCCTGTAAACCAAGCAATAGCATCAAGGCAACAACCATGAACATAGAACAATTACGAGAAGAACTTAAAGAAGACGAAGGATGTAAGTACGAAATATATTTAGATCATTTAGGCTTACCTACGCATGGTATAGGACATCTTATTACCGAGTGGGATGAAGAATACGGGAAAGAAGTAGGAACACCAGTATCAGAAGAACGAGTTAATAATTGTTTTCAAACTGATGTTCACGGCACAGTAGAAGAATGTAAAAAACTATTTGATACCTTTGATGACTTGCCAGAAGACGTTCAGTTAATCTTGTGCAATATGATGTTTAATATGGGCAGACCAAGATTATCCAAATTTGTTAAATTTCGTGCAGCCATAGCTGAAGAAGATTGGTTGGAAGCCGCAACTCAGATGGAAGATTCAAGATGGCACAAACAAGTAACCAACCGTGCCAATCGTTTAATAAAAAGAATGGAAAATTTAGGTGTTAAAGAACAAGTGGCTTAGTTATTAAGTCTACCTAATCCTAAATTGGTAATTTTGTTTTCTTCTTTAAATCTTTCTTTATAATCTTTATCAACCCAAATAGATATTTGTTGACGAATATTGCGTCTTTCGTCAGAACAAATCTTTTTTAATTTTTCATAAGTATCAACATCTATACCAATTGACTTGAATTTTGTTGGATCTGCCATTATAGTAACTCCCATGTATAACAATAATAAACGAATT